ACCGCCGTTTGTACATCCACTCACTTCCGCATTGTCGCAAGTCATAATTGAATACATATCATCTCCTTCTATTCTTCCTACGCTGAACATGCTTTTATGTTCATTTACATAAGTCGAGCATTCGGATTCGATCTCAAACACATCCACATCTTGACCCGCTTCAACAAACGCTGTAAAGTAACTCACGCCATTTTCTTCAAGCTTTCTGAGAGCCATATGAAGCGCTAAAGCACCTGCGCCATTGTCATAGGTGGTAAACTCAAGAACAACCGCTTTTGGCTTTGTCACATTTCCAACAAACAGAAGTCTTATAAGTTCCACCACCTCCGTATCAGTTACAATTTTTTCGTTTTCGTTCCACTTTTTAAAATCGTCAAAAGTGCTGAAACTTTGCGTTTTACTTTCAGTAATGCCACTTACAATTACAACAGCTCCGGCGATATCGTTCGAGGATCTTTTTATAAAATTCTCAGCAGCTTTTCTGAAAGCCACTGATACTGCTTGTATTCCCATCTTTTTTCTCCTTTCATATACAAAATCACATTCTCAAATTAATCTCATTCATCATTTCCGCATTTTCATTTTCAACATTTCCTGGCTGTACATCGTCCATAAATTCAATCTTTATGTCAGCTATGGCAGTTCTGTCCGCATATCCTGCCGGCATAAAATCCATATCAAATTCCATACCGCAAACAGTTATCTTACCACCTGAAAAAGCTTCCCGGAATCTGTCCAGCACGTCATAGATACCCATTCTGTCAGGTCTTGAATGTTCGTTTCTTTCGGCAAAGTAGATTACTTCAAGACGAGCCTCACCCGAAACAATCGTGCTTGTCAGATGCTCCATTTTTTTAAATTCACGGAATCCCACAAACACAGCAGGACGTTCAAATTCCTGCGGTAAAAAATCCTTATAGTACAGTGCATCAGGAAGCTCATCAAATAAAACTCCCTGTACTGCATCAACAAAATCTTCTGTTTTAATCAACTCAATCACCTCAATTAAGCTTTTCAACAATCTCTTTTTTTAAAGCTTCCACTTCGGCATTAAGAATTTTCCCTGCATTTCCTCTTGAAGCTTCATAAAATCCAAACGCCCTGGCAGCAAGAACCTTCTGACTTCCTTTTTTAGCCTTTAATCTTTTTCTGAATTGATGTCCATTTTCAAGATAATTAGTAATTGCGCCCGGTGAATCAGCACCGGTACCGGAAGCAATCGGACGAACTGCAGCATAGCCGCCTCCGCTACCTATATGCTTAATCTGCCATGCACGCACGTGTCCATGTGAATCATTTACGCCCGAAGCAACAATATTGCTTCTTACAAGCCTTTCAAGAGCATTACCTGCTCTTTCGTGAAATTTACGATGTATCTCTTTTTTATCTTTTAAGAGCGAATCAATATTTTTTGTAAATTCATCAAGCCCGTTTACAGTCACTCCCGACATTACAAATCACTCTCCCGGTATATCTCAAATTCGTTCCACGCATCTGTATTAGGCACTTTAGCGCCTACGGAATATTTAACACCCTCAACCTCAACGCAGTCACCTGATTTTACTCCGGCATTCGGTGAAATCATAATAATAAACCTTTCAGTTTTTTCACTATGGCTTTCCTCGTCAGTAATGCCTATGTATTTTTGAAGCAAAAATCCCGATATGGTTTTTCTTTCTTCGACATTTCCGGTCACGACGTTTTTGTCGCTTACGGTTGTTTTTACAGACGAAACTATAATACTTTTCTTATCCACTCTGCCTGCAGTAAGCTTTATAAAGTTGCTGTCTATGTCATTTGTTCCTGATACGACATACCAATTTCCATCATAGATAAAAGGCGTATTCCGTCCGAGCTTAGAAAGCTTATAAGCCACAAGCTCCAAAGTACTCCGGCTTCCTACTCCGGAGGATGAAAATACACACCTGCGGTCGAGCGTCTTAATCTTTACCCATGCCGTAAAAAGCGGAATAAACACACCGTTTTCATCTGCTACACATACCTGTATAGGATTGTTTAAATCACCCGGTGTCATTTTGTCATCCCTCCTGTTCAAGCCTTAACTGCATAAGTAAGTTACTTATGCTCAGACTGTAATTAGTTCCTTTTCCCTCAAGGCTTCTGTTTGTGTACAAATCCGACAAATGCATAAGCATTAAGGTTTTTGAGCGAGGGTCTTCGAGGTCTGCCCGCTCTCCGACCGCCGCACGTAAAAACCCTTCCGATGCCGCTAAAAGCATTTCAATCACTCTGTCGTCATCATCGAAATTTACACGCAAAAACCTTTTCGCTTCTGCTAAATCAATCATTTATTATTCTTCCACACCCGGCAGACCTGTTATATCAATCAATCCGTAACCGTAAGCATCCTTATCAGCCTGAATTGCATCGAAATCTTCAATCACTCTGAGTGCAGTCTGATTTTTGTTAAATAACGCAGCATCAGATGCAGCCATATGCAGATGTTCACTTTCGATAAGGTATGCACCATCCTTTAAGCTGCCGTAGAATATCGGAGCCTTTCCGTCTACATTGGCAAGGTGTGTGTTCGGGAACACTTTCACCACTGCACCGTTAAATCTCATCACAGCCGGATTTGCATGATCAGGTACAAGCAAGCTTCTGCCATCTCCGTCTTTTTGAGTTGCAAGCCAAGCCATACCATGTTGATTTGTTGCAATCACGTTTCCTTCAATTCCTGTATCAATATCAACAGTCATTCTTACTCTGAGTTCGTCAGCACTGTCAATGATTACTGCAGTCTTATTCTTTGCGAATATTTCAAAAACCTTTTTGTTTTCTGTGAAGATGGCTTTTTTTACAAACCATTGATTAATGTAAGCTAAAAGCTGTGCTTTTTCATTGCCGATAAGTCTGTTTGAGATGCCGATTACCTTACCATACTGCTGACACGCAAACGGTACCTGCTTCACTTTCGGATCACCTGTTGAAGAAATATCGCTTCCGTCGTCAAAGTTTTCAAGGCCTGAAATTCCGCCTTCTTCAAAGTTAAATGTACCCTTGATGGAATTTGTCGGAATTACAGTTATAAAATCTCTTACTGAAGGATAGCTTCTTCTGAGTTCAATAATCTCCGCATGAACGTCTTCCGGTATAAGATAATCCTCACCGTTTGAGCCGCCTGTTACAAGTGCATTTTCAGCAGCTGTAAGAGCCTCACGTCTTGCCACCTTGCACATTACAGAAAATCCGTCTGCTTTGTTCTGTGGCTTCGGATCGTCAGGCACATTGTTTTTTTCGAGCTCATAAAGTTCCTTTTCAGTTTCATACTGTGCCTTTAAGTTTGAAACTTCATCAAGTGCCGCTCTGGCTCCTGTGATGTCACCCTTATTCTGAAATTCTCTCGCTTCTTTTGTCTTTGCATTGATTTGATTAAGCAAATCTTTCATTTTCTTGTTCATTTAAAAATTCCTCACTTTCAATTAATTTGTTTAAAATATCTGCATCGTCTTTGTTTTGAATTTCGGTTTTTTTCAAAAATCCTGACGGAGCATTTTTGAATTTAATCTCGGTCACGCAAGCCGCTGCAGAATTTTCTTCCTCTGCAATAATATTGTTGAACCATTCAGCCGCTTCTTTTGCGTTAAACCATTTTTCGTTTTTCATACTGTTTTTAAACTCTTCAGCAGTTTTTTTGCTGTGTTTGACGTAAACATCTATGATTTGCTCCGTCAAAGCGTCTAAATTCTCAGCGGATTCTCTGAGCTCGTCTGCGTTCCCAATAACTGCTATGTATGGAAAATGTATCATAATAAACGAATTTGAAGGCATATGCACCGTATCGCCTGCAAGAGCAATTACAGAAGCGATAGAAGCAGCACACCCGTCTATAAATGTGTTTATTTTTGCTTTACATCTTGAAAGAATGTTGTATATCGCGAATCCTGCAAATACATTTCCACCGGCACTGTTGATATGCAGATTAATCTCATCCACATCTTCGCATTCCTTAAGAGCCTCAATAACATCAGTCGGGCACTTATCATCGTCTCCCGTCTTCCACCCTTCGTCAGCTACTATGTCGCCATAAAGATATAAATCCGCCGAAAATTTAGTCTTGTTTTTAATTTCAATTGCCACCCTCACCACCTCCTTTCGCTGAATTAATCGGCATCATATTACCATTTACAAGATATATCTTTCCTTCACCGTTCGGCAGGTTCGGCATATCTTCTTTTTCACGAATCTCATCGGCATTCATAAACCCATTCTGACGTGCTTTCGCGTATCCTTCCATACGGGTAGCAAAATCAGCTCTTAAAAGCACATCAACGTTGAATTTATAATAATAACCGTTCTTTATCTGTTCATCACTTAACTTTTTATAGGTCATTTCCTGCTCCATAATGGTAAGCAAATACAGAAGAGTATCCGCATAAAATGCTCTTTGCTGCGCCTCGGAGTTTGCGTAGGAGGACTTTTCATAATCATTAATCTGGTTAGGTTTTATTCCAAACGCCGAGGCGATTTGCAAAGCTGTATATTTTCTGATTTCGTTAAACTGCGAATCCGCAAGCTTCATATCAAGCGGATTCAACTTTATCCCTGCAGGAACAGGTATAAAGTTGATACCCGAATTACCGTCAATTGCAGTCTCGAATGTCGATATAAGTTTTTTTCTGTGTCCTTCCGAAAGTTCTCCTGTATATTCTACAGCTACCTTGCCTGTCATTCCTTGTGAATATAAATCATTTAAAAATTCCTGACCGCTCACGCTTCCATCTATTGTCGTTCTCAGAATATCAAGTATCGACATTCCTGTTATGCCGTCAAACGACAGTGAGGTCCTGAAGTGCAAAATCTCATCTTCAGAAAATTTATACACAGTCCCGGTCTTCGGTTCATGATACACATACCACAAGCCGCCGCGATTTGTTAAAATCTTTGCATTGTCATCGTATATTCTTACATATCTCGAATCAAGCAAATCAAGACATTTCTGACTTTCATTTATGTACGAAAAAGCATTTCCGTAATGGTACATATTGATTACATTAGTTGCATAAAACTGCGCCGCTGTCATGTGCTTGTTTGGTCGTAGTTTAAGCAGCTGATAATCCTTCAGTTCAGTAGCTTTTCGTATTCCCTTATCTGTATCCTGGTAAAGCTTAAGCGGTAGCTTTCCAACAGATTCAGCCAATGTTTTTAGGCATACCATATAAGTAATTTCCGAAAGAGCACCTTTTGAATTTCCGTATTTTCGCCAAAAATGCGGGTCGTTTATATCAACAGCATTGTCACTTGATGCTCTGTTGAATATCTTTTTTATCCCATCAGCTAATTTCATTATTTCATCCTTTCTATCTCTTCAAAATAACTTTCCATATATGCGTTATAATCAGGATAATTCTCATCATGTGTATAACAGCGTGTATGTGCAATTATAAGAGCCTGAGCCGGGTCTATCTTAAATGACGATTTTGATTTATCCGTTTTGACATTTCCGGCATGATCTGTTGTAATCACTACATTTCCTACTGCCCATTTAAGCACGGGGTCACCATAGTGAGTTATTTTTTTATTATTAATAACACCCTCAAGGTCTTTAATCGGCTCTGACAACGTCTGATATCCTTGCCTTACCTCTACAACGGTAAATTCTGCCGATAAGTGAAGCTCCACTTGACTTGCACTCCATGGGTCAAGGCAAACTTCGAGCGCTTCATACATCCTGCTCCATTCTCTTACCAATTCTTCCACATAGTCATAGTCAACAATACTTCCGGGCGTTGCCGTTATATATCCTGCTTTTATATAATCTCTGTAAGGCACCTGATGTGCTTTTGAAAGCTCGTCTATCTTGTCTTCCGGCATAAAGCTATGATGGATGCACGCATACGCATTTTCACCGAGCGGAAATTCTGCCACGGCAGAGCATAAGTCGTTTCGGTTAGCTAAATCGAGTCCAATGTAACATTTTTTACCGACAAGCTTTTCTTTTTCAATCAAAACAGGACAATTATTATAGTTGTACACATTTGCCCATCCTCGTCCTGATGCTATCCACATGTTAAGTTTTTTAACTTTAAAATCAATCTGCAGACTTGCCGAATTTTTAGCAGCGTTGCACATTGAAATCATGTCGTCAATAAAAACAGACACACCGATGTTTGGATTTGCTTTTATCCATACGTCAGGATTATCCCATTCATCGCCCTCATCAAGCTCTGCAATGTAAATAAATACATCGTCCATTTCCACAGTGCCGTTAAGCACGTTCTTATATACGTCATATAGTGACGTTTTACAAAAACAGGTAGGAACAAATCCTGCTGTAGTTCCTACGCCGATGAGCGGCTGCGTTCTCGAACCCTTCGCAGAGTTTAATACATCGTAAACATCACTTGTCTTATGAGCATGAAGCTCATCTATAAGAGCTAAATGCACATTCAATCCGTCGAGCTTTCCTGCATCAGATGATACAGGTCTGAAAAAAGAGTTCATTTCATCGAATGAAATATTTCTTGTGTACACAGTAAGAAGCTTGCTGAGCTGTTCGGATTTTTCGACCATTCTTTTAGCCTCGTCAAAAATAATCTTTGCCTGGTCTCTGCTTGTCGCTGCCGAATAAATCTCAGCACCGTCTTCACCGTCACATACAAGACAGTAAATTCCGATAAAAGCCATAAGTGTTGACTTACCGTTTTTACGGGCAACCTGTATATAAAAATATCTAAACCGCCTCGTATCATCTTTTTTTCTTTTCCACCCGAATACAGAACCGACAATAAATTTCTGCCAGAGCTCCAATTTAAGAGGCTGACCTGCCCATTTACTGCCTTTTGTAAATACACAAAACTTTTCAGCAAATTCAAAGCAGTATTCCGCTTCAGCTTCATCGAAGTAATAAGGATAATCTTTTCTTTGTTGCTTTTTTAAATCATTAAGATGTCTCCTGCAGGCTTTTTTCACGCTGTTCCCGGCTTGTATCTCTCCGGCTAAAACCATTTTCGCATATTTAGTAACAGCGTTCATCTCATCACCTCGCCTGAATTATAACATAAACAACCTGGGAAAAAACGGACAACTTTTCAGATAAAAAAATAAAAGCCGTAAAAACGGCTTATCTATCACAAAAAATAACACAATTTTTTTTAAAAAAATCAAAAAAATTCCAAAAAAACGCTTGACAAACCACCATTTTAGTGGTATAATATATATAGAAAGTGAGGTGAGAACATGGCAAAAGGTAAAAAAAAGAAGCCTATAAACCAAATGCTCCAACAAGCGGTGATAGACTTCTTAATCGGTGTACTGCTAATCATTATCGACAAAATAATTGATTAAGCAATAAATAAGGGTGGGAATCTCTCACCCACCCTTATTGTACCTTATTTTTATCATTTTGTCAATAGTTATGATACTAAAATTAGGTATATTCTTCATAGCAATTGCAATTGTCAAATTTATAATCTATCTGATAGGAGAAAAGCCATGGGAAAAGAAATAGCAGCTGCCCGTCGTCAGGCAGGACTTACACAGTCAAAAATGTCAGAGCTTATGGATATTCCGAAACGCACCATTGAAAATTGGGAATCCGGAAAGTCCGTTCCTCCGCCATATGTAAAAAGACTTGTAATAAATGAATTAAACCGAATTTCATTAGCAACAAAAGAATTATAATTTTTACGAAGCAAAAAGACTATTCAGACAAGCCCTTTGTTCTGAATAGTCTTTTTTTAAATAGCTATGAGTATTAATTTTTCCCGGAGGTATAACCGGTATGTATATTATACCATTTTGCAAGCACAAAGTCAATAACTTTAAAAAATTACTATTGACACATCATTTTTTTTGTGATATAATAATACCAACAAGGAAAACAGCTTTAGTTGTTTCCACAAGTAAAATGTTTTATTTAAAACCGTCTACTTGGCAGAGTAGGCGGTTATTTCTTTATGTAAATTATAATTATCATCACTAATAAAGTAAAAGATATTATCTCTTCCATAACAAACACCTCCTTCCGGTAGGTGTCGGAAACAACCGCCGCCGTTTTCCTTGTTGGCATTCATATTATAACACATTTTATATTTTTTGTCAATCAAAGGGTTTTAAGCTCTGTTTTTTCTCTTAATAAATTCCATCACACTATTTTCATTGTTTTCGCTTTCAATCACCGCAAGCCCGTTTCGTGCAGACGGTGTAAGTCCAAATTCCCTTGCAAGCTCAACAACGTGCTTACGTGCAGAATTTGCAATTCCCACTTCAGGAATTTGCATAATATATCCTTTAGAAGTTTCAAAAGTAATCTCATTACCATTTTCCGAAAGTCTGACCTGCAAAGCCTTTTCGGCAGTCACCCAAGCAGAATAAGCACTACAATAAGCTCCAAAAGCAGCAATGTCTGCTTCAGTAACAAGCTTCTTACTCTGAAGCTTAGGTGCAAGCCTTTTCCATTCTTTTTTCGCCACCTTGTCAAGATGCGCCGGAGGCTTAACATCTTTTGCATTTGAACCATTCCTTTCATCCTTATCATCATTGCCTCTCTTTATTTCGACCGCTGTTTCATCAGATTCAAAATCAACGCTGGTAATCTTTCCTTTAGACGGATTGCCATGCAGTCGTTCAATCTCCGCAGGCTGCCGATGCGGACCGCGCTTCCCCATAAAAAGCACCTCACTTTCAAACAAATTCAAAATTCCAATGAAGTCAAAATCTTAACGCTTCAATTCAATCTCTTTCAAAAAAACTTAACACTTCAATTCAATCAAAAAAACTCTACCCCCACCCAAAAACTCCCGCTCGTGTATAATGTATGGGCTTTCCGGTCTACATAAGTCAGTCAATACTTTTTTACTCCCCCCTACCCTTAGCGACTACTTTATGGCCGAAGCCACCGTCTTCTGTAGCTGTCTTTTTATTATGACAAGAATGGCATAGCGCTTGCCAGTTGTCAGCATTCCAAAACAAGCTCATATCACCTTTGTGTGGTACGATATGGTCAACACATTCTGCTTGAACATACTCACCTTTTTCAAGACATTTAACGCAAAACGGATGAGTGGCCAAATAACCTTTACTTGCCACTTGCCACTTTCTTCCGTAGCCTCGTTTAGCGGCGCTCTCTCTTTTTTTATCATAATTCCTGTTAAGTTCCTGATGCAATTCGCAATATCTTTCACTTGTTAATCTGGTGCATCCGGGCTTGTTGCATTTGTGTGCTATTTTTCCCATTTTATTCCATTTTTACATTAACATATCTATTGGTTTGTTAAGCTTTAAAAAATTTTTTCTTTCCTATTAATCCACCAAAAAAACATGAAAATAATTTACCTTTCATAATTATGTTAAATTTTAAAATTTATCATAGCATTTTTTACTGTCTCACTTGTAACTCCGATGTACCTCAAAGTGTCCGACATATGTTCATGATTAAACCAAACCTGCAACGTTGCAATATCCTTTGTCTGCTTATAATAATGATAACCGCAAGTCTTTCTTAAACTATGAGTTCCGACATTCGGAATTTTGAAACGTTCTGCAGCTTCTCGGAGAACCTGGTATGCTCTTACTCTTGAGATAGGCTTATACTCATTGTTTTTATTAGGAATCAAAGCTTCATCCGGAGTTTTCCCCTGGCAGTAGCTTTTATAAGCTTTCAACAATTCTGGATTATATGCTACAGTAATCTCTTTTCCGGTCTTGCTTTGCCTGAATTTACATTCTTTTTTATTTTTCACATCACCGATTTTCATTTTTAGAATTTCATTAATTCTAAGTCCTAAGTATATTCCGGTGATAAACATTATGTAGTATTTTTCATTTTTTTCATAAAGATATTTTTTCATGGCATAAACATCTCTTTTATCTCTGATAGGTTCAACGGTTTCCAAAGTGTTCACCCCTCTTCAAGTATCTGTCGTGAATTTTGCGGCAGGAATCGGCTGTATTCGTTCCGATGCGGTTCGCAATCTGCTGCCACTTCATGCAGCGTATGTATTTATATTCAAAGATAAGCCTGGTAAGTGGGTCTGTTATATTTTCAATGAAATCCATAATCTCATCTGTTTCTTTTATGATTTTATCCTCAAGTCGTCTTATCTTTTTTTCAAGTTCTTTCGCTTCAACACCTTTTAATCTTTTCATCACTTGAAGTTGTTCTTGGTGAAAAATCAACTCTTTATTCAAATAAAATAAACGCTTAAGCTTTACACTGTCCATCATACAATCCTCCTTGACAAAGTGCGAAAATGATGTTATAATATAGTCAACTACTCTTATTTATTAATTGCCCGGAGGTTTTTTTGCTTCGGGTGATTTTTATTTAAATCCTTTTATTTTTTCACAAGTACCATGTGAGCACTTTGCACGTTTGCAATTCAAGCAAATTTCAATCGTTTTATCTGTCCTTTTGCTATAGTTATCTTTTTTATATGCACCTTTTCCACTGGATTTCAATCTTTCATTCATTCATCAGCACCTCTTTCTTTTGAATTGCGATTTTACTGCATATTCATTAGTTTGCGGTATTCTTTATCAGCTTTTTGTGCTTCTTTCATAAGGCTATCCGCTTTCTTCAAAATATCCATTGGAACATCAGCAAACTTTTTACCTTCGTATGGTTTTAGCAACTGTGCATATTCCTTACTTTTTGAAAAAGCAATGTCGGCAAACTTTCCTGCTTCATCTATCTTTTTCATTTGCCTTTGATGTTCAATCTCCGAAAGTGCTCTGTTAATGTAATAACTCAAATTGAACATATAATTCTTTTGTATATATTCTATCGCAAACAACAATTCATCTTTAGTGCATTGTTTTAAAGTCATATTATCACTCCTTCTTTCACATCTGCAATATCAAAAACAATCGCTTGACAATACAAAGAGCCATCTTCATCATCCCAAATGGAAAAACTTTCGTGTGGTATATTTGTATCATAAGTCCATGGAATATCTGCTCTGCACCATACGGCATCAATATAAAATCCATTTTCTTCGTAAACTCTACCGCCGTCATTACAACCGATTTCATCTTCTATTGCACCTCTAAATTCTGCACAATCATCAGAATATCCAAAAACAATAACAAATCCATTGTCTTTTGCAATTTCTTCTTCGGTCGGGTTTAATTCGTAAAGACGATATACTTTGCCGGTTAAGCGATATTTTTCTATACGATTTATAAAATCTTTTATTGTCATTCCTGATTACCTTCTTTCTTGGTTGCAAGTGGTACGGAATAATCCTTCGCTATTTTTTCAAACCTGAACGTTTCTGTATGTCGATAAACTGTACATGGTTTAATTGACATTATAATCATATCTTCTTTAACATAGGTTACATCAGGCAATACATAGTCAACATATACAAGACAGCTATTTCCTGTGTACTTTTGTCCATCATGTTCATTCAATGCCAATAAATCACCTTCTTGAAAAGGTCTATCATTTTTTCGTATCTCAAATGTTTTTTTGCCACTAATTACATCAGCGAAAAAAACAGGTAAAATCTTTAATTCATGTATCATCACTCTGCACCGCCTTTCAACAGTTCAGGATTATCATGCACATTACCTATAACTTTACATTCATCGGTTGAAATAAAATGAAATAATCCGACTTTGTTCGGATTTCGTTTCATAAAGCATCCTCCGGAGAAAACAACTTCAAAAACTCCAACCCTGTCAGCAGAAATGCCTATGTAATGAGGATTATAAAACACCTCTAAAATATCTCCTTCAAAAATCAGGGTGCCATTTTTATCAGGCAATCCAATATACTGCCCTGCACTATCTGGAATAATTTCGCCCTTTCCATATATGTAAGGAATTTTTCTTTCACCGTCTTGCAAATTTACAAGATCACCATACACCCATTCGCCTTTATGGTAATCACCATTATCAGTCTTAATTTTACCTCTAAATATTCTCTCGGTCATTTTCTCTCACCATCTTTCTCGTCTTCTTCATACATAGTGCAGCTCATATCTAAATTAATTACCGTATTTCCTGTAAATTCAATTTTCAAATTTCCCTCGTCATTTGATAGTATCAACGCGCAATTGTTCAACGAAAATATAAACACGTCACCATCTTCCAGTTTAAAATCATCACCATGAAGACTTCTTAATTCTTCAATCGCTCTCTTAATAACTTCTTCTGTATTAAACAATATCGTCACCGCCTTTCAAAAT